AAGCAGATATACAACAACCTGTTTAAGCAAAAGAGGTTGATTGTTTACTAAACACTGGAGACGGAGTAAGAACATTATTGGACACCTTTTAACTTTTCTTGGGTTCGTAAAGTCCCTAAGCCAAGCATACCAAATAACAGTGTCATCAACACAGAAATATCTAAAGCAGGGAAGGCAATGTTATGGCCTGCAAGCATACCTGCCCAAGTGAGAACTGGGGAAACGATAAACTGCATAGCCAAACCTAAAGCACTTACCCAGCCAACAAAAGGCCGCCAGCCGCCACGGAATAAATCTGTTCCTGCCTCGACTTTGTTGACCTCAATCTGCCCCAAAGAGAGCTTGAGTTCGGCATCTAGCTTCGATAACTCACCGTTCTGAGCAAGCTCAATAGCTTTTAATTTAGCTTCGGCTGCCAGCTTAGGGTCAGGTATTAGTTTGTCGATAATCGACCCTAAAACAGGGATTAGGTTCCACATGGGACACCTCATATAAGCGAGTTAAAAGGTTTTGCCTGCTTGAAAATCTTGAAGGCTTAAACCTGAGGTATATTGAAAGTGGGCCATTTCCCGCATCTTACCCTTCCACCGTCCTGACCAAGTTAGGCCACAAGCTTCACCTATCTCACCGACCTTATTCCATAAAGCTTTGTCTTCTGCCGTTGTCGTACCCCATACAGGTTTACCGCTACGCATAGGCACAACGTCAAGAGCCACACGGTAGTTGTGAAAACTCTGGCCACCTTTAGCGTTCGTGACTATCTTACCTGCAACTGTACGCCCCTGAGCATACAACGCATCCTGAGATTGTTTATCACGGTAAGTTGACGTGACAAGCAAATCAATCCCCGCTTGTCGGCAACGCTCGACAAAGGTGTAAGCCTTACCTGCAACGGTAGGGTGTAACTCTTTAAGGTCTCGTGAGTTAATCATAATAGTCTTCCTTTAAACAGGAGGCGTAAAGTTTTCAGAGTATCTGTCAACATTGCTTAACTTAAAGTTGTCTAATCGACCTTTAAACCTTCCTGTTTGAGTTGCCGTATCCCAATTATACAAAGTAGGTGCAATCTCAAAATCCAAAGTATTGGCAACATAAAGTTGCGAAAATGAGGATACACCAACTGCTGTACCGTTCAGATACCCAGTATACAGGCCATTGTCTGCGCGTATAACAATAGCGATATGATTATTTTGACTAATGTCAGGGATCGGAATAGTTATGTTTGCTAAAACTACAACACTAATGTCAAACCAAACCTTCAAAACACCGCCATTGCCTGTACTGTTGCGAGTTAAAATTGCTTGATGACTGTAGTTTTGACCAAAGCCGTGGCTGTAGCCTTTAACAAAAACCCCTTGGCTTTCGTTATTAGCAATGTTAGCTAAGTCAATCTGCATTCTAAATTCGATTGTTCTTAGAAATGTAGCTCCTAATGGAGTTGTAAAATTAGGCACAGTAACATAGCCACTTGTGCCTAAGAGTAAACTTGAACCGCCACTTAACGGGTTTGTTGAGCTTAACACTGCTGTCCCAAATGCTGTAGCAGTACGATTATAGAGACTGCTATCTTCAATAACATTAGAGCCGTCAGCACCTTCAAACTTAAGATTTAGTAGTGTAGCTAAACCTTTACCCCCTAACACGCCTAAAGTTCTCATATTAACCCCCTACAACCATCCAGCTTGTAGCTGATTCTGCAATCAGGGTTATGGTTGTAGCTATTGCTGACGTGCCGTTAGCACCTGAAAGTGTTGAACCTGTAATCGTTATACCCCCCGCACCGCCTTGTCGGATATTGAAACTATCTCCAATTGATGCAGGGGGTGTTAAAGCATTAGGACTTGGTAGAGTAACAGCGATTGTTGTAGCGTTCGTTAGCTTGATAATTTTATTGCCTGAAGCAGACACATCAGTACCAACAACACTGTAAGCATTTCCTGAGATTGTTGGTGTTGTGACAACATAACGTAAAGCCGAGAGGCTAACTGCATTTGCTACTGCATCTGTTATTTGCTTTTGCAGTTTTCCGAAAGCTGTTAAAGAGCTATCACTTGTCGAAACAGCCGAATTTACTGCGGCTTCTGTGTAATTTGTGAGTAGTATGCTAAGCACATTATCTACAATCGCTTTTGTTGTCGGGTATTTTGTGTCGTTAGGTGAAGAAAGGTCTGTTGCTTTATTCGCACTGTTCTCTGCTGTGTAACCGATGTTATTTTGAGTTACCGCCCAAGCAGTTGAAGTATTCCCCGCAAGATCAACTAACGCACGAATAACATCACCGACTTCAACAGTAACACCACCTGTTAGCGTTCCTGCACCTGAGCTAGTCCAAACATCCCCTGCTTGAATAGCCCCACTAACTCCGCTGCCCCCGTTAGCAGAAGTCGGCCATGCCCCCGATGATGGGTTAAATGTACCACGATCATCCCACAAGTTCACAACTAAGCCATCAGCGTAAGCGTTAGCTGTAGCAACAGCCGCGTTTGCGACTACGTTGACAAACGCTGTTGTCGCTAGTTTTGTACTGTTATCAAGAGAGGGTTCTGTTTGAGGCGTTGGAGCGGTTGGAGTACCTGTAAAAGCAGGGCTGTCTAAATTGGCTTTACCACTTATTGACGCACCGATTGTATCGGTAATGTTGTGTACAAAAGCAGTTGTGGCTATTTCATCATTGTCGGTCGTGTTAATAACCGTTGGAGCTTTTACAGTACCTGTAAAAGTAGGGCTGACTAAAGGGGCTTTGGCATCATTTAGCACTTTACCTTGATTTGCAGACAAAGCATTAGTTGTGCTGGTTGAATTAAGTGCATCTTCAACAGTGACTGAACTTCCGCCACCGCCACCGCCACCGCCGCCGTCGCCTAGTTGTCCCTTCAACTCCCAAGACATTGAGGGGCCTTTGTAGTAAATATCCGAGGTAACAACATCCAAGTAGAAAGAGCCTGCGGGGAGAGTGTCTAAAGGGACGTTGGAGACAGGCGCACCTAAACCATTACCCCATTGAACGCCATAGATGCCAATAAAATCTAAACTACCTTTGGCAACCCAAGTAGCTCCTTCCTTACGGTAAACAATTTTGTGTGTGTCTTCATAGAAGTAGTCGCCGTCACTACCTTGAGCGGTTAAAGGGGCAGTAGCACCGTGTAACCAAGTCGTGCCGATACCATCAGGGCTAGGTGTAAAAGCGGGGACAACTACCCATGTGAAAGCATTCTCGCGGTAATACACAAGGTTGCTTACCGTATCACGGTAATAGTCTGTAACTTGACCGATACCTGTAGAGGGTACGCCTGATCCTGTTAACCATTGCTTAGCCATGTGTCTTTCCGCCTACAAAAAAATGTTTCTGATTTCCGTCCAGTATATCCCGTTTGGGTTGATGAATAAACAACAAATAAGCAATTGACAAATTCATCAGGAGGGAGGGAACTGTCGCGGCAAACGGGGTGTGTACCGCCCCGATGCTTAGAAGTAAGTAAGCGATTCGTAGTTTATGAGGTGTGTGTGGTGACATCTTATTCATCACACACAAGCTTTCAAAAAGAATAATGGCTGAGACAAACGTGTTAAGGACGACGAGCAAAGGAAGTGTGAACATAGGAGGCTACCTATTTTGGCATGAATTTTTTAATGATCGCTAAAGGGTCATTCTTGATAGATTCGGAAACCGCAATTACAGCAGGGATGACATTCATGGCAACGACCCCCAGCAGAAAAGCTACCCCGTCATTCATGTCCTGAGCGACACTAAAGTAGTACATGGCCAAAGGGGTGAGGTAAGTCGAAGTGGCCAGTCCTGTGCCGAGAGCTGCTAACATTTGAAGCCGTGTTAGTTCACGTAGGAAGGTTAAAGCCACTAGGCTCCCCACAAAACCTGCTAACAGGGCGGAATGTTTAACTCCGAAGAGGGTTGTCGCTGTTTCGGCAGCCATAAGGGTTAATCTCTACTGAGGTGTGAGTTCAGTAGAGTATAAGGGGGTGTAGGGTTTTTGTAAAATTGGGTTTAAGTTCGGTAAGCGATTACGCCTGCTGCCCCATTATCAGCGGCACTCCCCGCCGTCTTTAAACCCCCTACGCCCACTGTGGCCACCAGTACTAAAGGGATGTTTGGGGAGTTGTTCTTCAGGAGGAACTCTAAAACCCCACCGTCTCCCGCTACGTTTGAGGGGATACTGTTGAAAAAAGGGGGGTAGAACCCTCTACCCCCCCCTTCCCCGTAACCCGCTGCTTTAGAGAGAAACACTAATTCAGGATTATTAAAACTTACTGGGAGGATGAGAGGTAGATAATCTCCATTAAACTCTACGCCCGACCTACCGTTTTCAGTTTGCCAAGGTGTGCCTGCTGGACCTCCTAGACCGTCTGCCTCCCCATTTCCCCCTAAGGCTTTTGCAACTAAAGTCCCGCTGCCTTGCACATTCAACCGACTCTCTCCCCCTGCTTGAGCATCCCCTGTCTCATAACCAGCAGTTCCGCCGCCGCCGCCGATTATTACGATTCGTCTTACCCCTAGAGGGGGGATAGTTAAGGTTTCCCCTGTAGCTAAGTAGTTGTAAGTTGAACCGAAAAGCTCTAAAGACGCAGGCAACTGCCCCACCACCGCAACATCATCCTCAGCCACACCTGTTAAAGCTTTGAATTTCCGAGTCGCGTCTCCGTCCTCGTTAGCCATGATTCTCCACGCAGGCCAAGATACTCCTCCGTCACTACTTTTCCGAGCTGCCCACTTTCCATCTGAGGTTTCAGCTTTCTGGTAAATGTGGGTAGAGTTTTCCCGCCAAGCCTTCACCAAACCATAAATACTAGGTTTTGTGCCTGTTGTTGCGTTGTCGTAAAACCCTTCAGCACCCGCTTCAATGAACGTGTCGATATTTGAAACGTGATTCGTCGTCGCTAAATCAGCACCGATACCGTTACTCTGCAAAAGCTGTTGGATTTCGAGTGAAGTCCAGCTTGCGATATTTGTCCAAACGCCTGCTTGTTTCTCATAGATAGCGTCCGTATTAACTTCACGGTAATACTGATTGTCTTGACCGAGTACGTTGGGCGGTACACCAACGCCTTTTAAGAACTCAGGGATTGTACCGAGCTGATTGCCGATAGGTGTCCATGCTCCGCCTTCCTTGCGGTAGGTTGTTTTCAAACCATCAAGTTGCATGAAAATGTCGCCTTGATCGCCAACTGCGTTGCTTGGCGTTCCCGCGTCGCTGTAAACTTTTCCTGACATAAGAGTCATAATGCTTTTCCTAGTTAAGGTAGAATGTTGTGGGAACCCGAGCCTGTGATACTACTTAGGTTACTTCGGTTTGTAACAGCTACCCCTTGTGAGCCATTAACTCGGCTACCTACGACCGTTTCTATTTGGTAATCAGGGTTAGTTGTTCCTGTTAAATATGGGGCAGGATTACTGGTATCTGCTAAATCTGAACCGTTACGACCCTGCCCCCCATGTATCTGTCCTCCACTCACCCCTACTAGCGGGTATGCGAGGGGACTGGGGCTTATCCCCCCTTGAGGTTTCGTCCCTGATTGACCATTCGGGGAAGGGTGGCTGGGAGTCTTGATAAACCCTGAGTAGGTAGTTTCATAGAGTTTACCTGAGTTTCCTACTCCGCCAAAGGGTCTCCCTCCCGACCCCCCTGCCCCTGCTAAAAAATTGAAGTAGATAGTGAAGTAACCATTGCGGTTTGTATAATAGTTATGAACTGCAAAACAACCACCGTCTGCGCCGTAACCTCCTCCGTAACCCCCGCTAACTTCTAGGACAGCCCCAGTCTCGACTTCAAGGTCTAAGAGCTGGTCAAAGTTAGCAGCGGGGCCACCGTTCTGGCCTGCAAATCCTCCACTGATAACAGGGGCATCATAGAAGCCAAGAGGAGCAGAGATTCCGTTAACCCCAAAGGAGTACCCACCATCGCCGCCTTTACCTCCACGACCTAAAATCTTGACGTTCCCTTTGACCACTAGCTTAGGCTTAACCCCTACAGGTAGAATGTCACTCCAATCACCCACGGTTAACGCAAAACTATTTACGTCAGCAGCCGTCACCAATAAGAAGTCACCTGTAATAGCTTGTTGAGTGCCATCTATCACAATCGTGACACTGCTATACTGACTCAAAGGGGCTATGTAGGTATCCGTGAAATACTTGCGTAAGTTTAAGCCGTCAAGTATGTCAGTAGTGATTGAGGGGGCAATCACGTTAACCGCGTCACCAATAATGTCAAACTTAGCGGGGTTCACTTCTAAACCTGAGATGTTGAATAGGTTATAGTTGTTTGTCGGCTCCAACGTGGTGGCGCGGAAAGGCTTAGGCTTCCCATACCCCATTCTGCCTCCAGACAACACAAACACTGGGAACTCAGCAAATACCGCCGTGTCGAAAGCTGTGGTGTTTGAAATTACTACGATTTGAGTTGAGGTGAGTAGTAGAACTTCACACTCAATTACATCTGATAAAGTCTGAATGTACATATGGTAGAGGATACTGTAGTCGGTAACAGTCCACGGTAACTCATCCCGAAGATATATATTGCGGCCTGAGATTACCTCAGCTCGGCCTGTTTGCCCCCAGTCCATGTAAGGGTCAGCCACATAGAAAATCTCAAGAGGGTCTAAGGCAACCCCTAGTCTTGTCGTTGTAAAGTTAATGAGTGTATTTTCGGTACTCGCTGTCAAAGCCCTAGCTCGGCCACGGCGAACAGCTTCGCTTTCAGTGATGCAGCCAACAGCTACGAAGTCTAACGGGATTACTCCGTTTACGAGTTGACCATTATCGTCACCGTCGTAAGTGACCTTTATCCGAGATTCTTCCCAGCCTCTCGCAGGGTTTACATAACTGACCGTTAACTCATTGTACTGTGTGGCCACGTCGGTAAAGCTATAAGCAAAGCCCTCAGCATTGATTGTCTCGGGTGTGAAGATAATTTTAGGCTCTACCCATTTATCTACTTTGAGCCGTACAGTGCCTTCACCATCGTCGTAAAGAATACCGTCGAAAGCTCCTGCGATATTTTGCAAGTAGTCCCAAGCGGTTTGATTCTCGGCAATCGTTAGGTTCATCGTGTAACGGCGTTCTGGGCTGCCGCTCTTACCAATAACTTGCGAGTCACACCATACACCTGCCTCATAAAAATCCTGACGGTTTAGGTTTAGATCGCTAACGTATTTACGGTAACCATAACGCTCATTATTAAGCAGGTCATAGAGAACCCAAGCAGGGTTGCTATGGTACTTATTTTCGAGTGCGCCTGTCCAAGTAACAAACTGATGGGGGTTAGCCAAAGTGGTATCGTAGCCAACAGGTACTGGGGTTATTAAACCCTTATAGATACCGTAGAAGTCAGGCAAGCTGCTAAATTGGTCAGAGGCTGTGCCGAGGACATGGATAACGGCTGTGTTGGGGAAATCCATCCTTGCATCTCCAATCATCTGAAAACTATCAAAGATAATTTCAGCGATCTCTTTCGTGGCATTACCACTGCCACCATCTAAATAGTCAGGATTATTCTTAGTGACTCGGATCATCCAATCCTCATCCTTTAAAATCTGTTGTAACTCTATTTGCGTTAAACGGAAGTCGATAATAAACCCTGACCCCGTTTTACCATTTAGTTGGTACTCGTTAGCTCCGTCTCGTACGCTGGAGACAACAGCTAAGGACTTACTGACTGGTAGCTCGCTGAAAGTACGCGGAGTGGTTAAGATAGCCCACGTAGAGGCGGGGTTGCTTGTCTTATATTCGATACGGAACTTGGCTGTATTGGGGAAAGTCCCGTTAGGGTCTTCGATACCAAGCTGGGCGATGTTAATCCGAATTTCCAGTTCTCGGATACGTCCACGCATGTTGCTTGGGGTGTAGCGAATAACTGGAGTGGAATAAAGAACCTGTGTCCCTACCTCGACAGAAGCGGAAGTACCACCTTTCTGAAAGACTACATCATGGGCTACTCCTTCGGGAAAACCATTATGGTAATCCACCCCCTGTCCTGTATCGTTTAGAGCATTAGGGTTAATAACTAGGTTGGCGAAATTCTTGATAGTTGACGCACCCTCTACACGTTCAAGAGGAACGTCCCCGACAAAGAAGCTCTTAGCCCCGTTCTCTAAACCTTCAATCGGCCCTTCTCCTACACCAAGCAGGAGTTCGATACTGTCTTCCGAAAACAGGTTATCGTTTGTGTAGGTTGGACTCTTAGGCTTCTTTCCGCCTGCTCCACGTAGCCTTAGTAATTTTGTCGTAGTCATAAGTTTAGGCTCAGGCTGGGTCATAGTCTTTCGAGTCTAGGTCGAAGGATAGGAAATGTAGGTAAACTTTCTGTAGGCCATAAATCAGGGGGATGGGTGTCCCCTCCTTAATGGTGTTGGCATTACCGTTAATAAAGCGACTCTTCTTATCCCCTGAAGTTGGGTCAGCCTTAGGAGCTTTATTTAGCAGAGCGATAGCTCCACCTAACGCAAGCTGGAAACCAAAGGTGGCAATTGTCCCTTTAGCTATTCCACCAAAAGCAGTGCCTATAGCTCCTGACAAATACGGCGCAGTGACAATCAATAAAACACCTAAACCGATCTGAAGCCAACTGCCTTTCTCACTACCTCCGCCTGCGCCAAAATACTTGGGCGTGATGTCTAAAACTCCGCTCTCGCGCATTTCATCTAGGTCGGCAGCACAGTGGATACCGCTGACTTGGACAATTTGTCGAACGTCTTGAGGTAGGTGGCTCTGGAAAATCGACAAAGCCTCACGCGGAGTATTGGCGGTGATGTCTAAGCTCAATGAACCTAAGGTAACTTTATACACAACTGCCCTCCTTTCTTAGTAACGAACCGTCAGTGTCCACGAAATAGTAAGCGATTTCACGGATGCCGACAATGATATGAAGCAGGTGAGGCAAACTATTGAACAGGTGGAAGTCTTCAATCGACAAGTTTGGACAGCCAGATGGGTGTGTGTGCCATAGGGCTACAGCTTCAGGCGGGATTTCTGCAAGCTCAAACCCGTTCTTCTTGTCTTCGTGAATGTTGGGTAACTCAAAAACATTATTGTTAAGGTCAACATAGCCGCAGCGTTCTTGGTGGCTGTTCCAGAAGGGCAGTAATTTAGAGTCCATAACCCATTCTCTCTTTTAAGTGCGGTGGTAGCAGGTCAAGCAGGTTAACTTCTTTAGTTGCCTTACAGTTGGCTTCACGAATGTCGGGGTGACGCACCACAAATACAGTCCTTGCAAACCACCGTGGGTCGAAGTAACTCACCTCAGAGAGTTTACCGTACAAGTGGTGTAGGAAGTAACCTTTGCCTAAGTAAACACCAACATGGTTAATGGCCTTGCCGCCAGCGATTCTAAGCAGGATGCCGTCGCCTTTTTCCAAACTATGTTGACTGAAGGTAGGTAATGTTTCAAACCCTTCCTTACGAAAGTTGTCAGCAATTAAGTCTAAACCTTCATGGTCAAAGCCTATTGGCCGCGCATAGTTCCTGAGCTGGATGCCATACTCTTTCAAGTAGTACTGGCGAACTAAGCCGTAACAATCTTGGGCACCATCAGTGTAGGGCAGGTTGATGAGTTCGTTGACTTGCATGGCTTAACTCATAGTTGTAGAAGGAAAATCTGGTGGCAAGTATTGGCGTGCTGGCAGAGTGTAGCGAACACCATCTAGGATACTTCTCAACTCAAAGGTAATGCTGTCTTTGGTCAAAGTCGCCACTCGGCTTATCTGCCATTTGTTTCTAATATAAACTCGGACATCATTTACCAAGTCGTCTCTGAAAACCATGTAACGGGTCACAGTGGCTTTCTTTAGCTGATCTTTGGCGACGAAACTTGAGAAGATAGCGTTTGGGTTTGCTATCTGAAGCTTAGGCCGAGATTGCTCGCCTGTTGACTGCACGTTGTAACCGCTAAAGGTTAAAGGGTAATTTACCCAAAGCTGGTCTTTCCACCTAACGTCTGGGTGGGAAGTACACCGAATATAAACATCTTGCTGAATCTTAATCTCAAACAGCTCAACATACGGGTTTGGATTAAGCTTTCTCGCTTCGGCAAGGTGTTCTGTAGGGTTAGTAGTAACGGGAAGCATCAGTGACTACCTCAATTAAATTAAGCTGTAAGTCGCCAGTCCAGTTACTGTTTTGCAGACCTGCGGGAACTTTTAACGGTTGGTCAAACCTTACCTTAGTCATGCCAAAAACAGGATGGTTATAGTCAAAAGGTTTGTCTAGTTTGTGTAAGTTATAAAACATTTCAAGCCGAGCCATGTTCAGTTGCGCGTCTTCATCGGTGCGAAGATTCAACCCGTTTTGGATATACCTAAAGCCCTTAAAGTACAGCGTGAACTTTCTCTGTTCAGGCTTATTACCTGCCACCGTATAGGCATAGTTGCCCCCTAACGGGACTGCTAAACCTTCGGGCTTGTACTCGGTACTGACCAAGTGGTAGGGGAAATCAAAGAGTAGGTCAGTGTATTGAGGTGTGAAATTAGCGAGCGGTCTAGGGTTTGAAGTCTCAACCAACTGTAGTTCTAAAGCTTCAACACAAGCTTGGCCACCTGCTACACCCTTAGGTACTCTCAATGCCTCTTTGAATCTCACCTTCACGACACCATAAACAGGGTGTGTAAACAGAAACGGTTTGTGTAGTTTGTGTACGTTGTACATCCACTCCACCCAAGCCATGTTCGTGTCTTTATTGTAGGTAATGTCGATCGCGCCAAAGGAGTCGAAATAATATCTTAGGACGGGGATTTTGAGTATGAAAGTTCGGACGCTTGGGACTCTTGTGGAGAGCGCGAAAGAATAGCTATCACTGAAGGAAGTGTTGGCCGCAAACTCCTGATACTCCGTCTCAACCGTAAACAGAGACAGGTCAAGATTTTGTAGGTAGTTTAACCTGACATGAGACTTCGCTAGTGAGCTAAACAAGGGCGATCTCCCACGAGTTAATTGGCACAGTGAAGATACTGCCAGCCGTCATGGTGTACGGGGAAGGAAGGGTTGCTCTGACAAGCACGTCCTGACTGCCAGCGTTTAGAATAGCAATCTCAGTGATTGTTGGCCAGTTGTTAATTGCTGTCCACTGGATAACTTCAGTGTTCGTCACCGCAGGAGGGTTATGACCAAAAACGTGCAAGTCAAAGACTTGGGCATCAGCACCAAGATAAACAGCAGGGTTAATTAAAACCCCATTATGTAAAGGAACAGCCCGATGTTTTAGCGTGGTTAAATTTCTTGTTGTTGTAAGCAAAGCACTTAACATTAGGTGTTTGGAAAAGTCGGTGATAGCTGACATGGCTGAATTACCCAAAGACTGATTAGTATTTGGGTAATTCTATCATGGTTTAGGTGAGGTGTTTAATAATCAACGACAACCATTTCAGTTGTGTGATCGGAGTGCCGTCAGAGTGTTTCTTTCCTGTGTCTAGGAAGACAGCAAAAGGTTTACCTTTCTCAGTTGGACTCCAAGCAGCTCCTAACTTCTCTTGGAAGCCTAGAGCATCTAAGAGTTTATTGGTCGCAATCGCTGACAGAGGTGGTGTCAACTCTTTACCGATCTCGGTTGCCGTTAAGTTTAGGTACTGCTCCTCTTTGACGAGTTCCGCGCCCATTAAAGCTAGAACAGAGACTCCTGTCATGGCTTTAACGGCTCTGTCGGCTGAGAGTACCGCTTGGTTTCCTTTGAAACCTAAAGCCTCCGCCGCTCCTGCTGCAAAAGGAGTTAGTCTTAAAGTTTGCTCCTGTCTTTGAAGTAAAGTAAGCGTCTCAGGTAGGTTTTCAAGTTCTGTCATACGGTCATAAACCACGGATTGTAACTCATAACTATAGGACATAGCCATTAAACAGGCTTCACGCTTGGGGAGGTTGTAGATACTTCGGCTGTTGTTATTTCCATAGGTTTGCGTTCCTAAGAACGTAGGAGCGTGACTTTCACCTAATACCTTCGGAACCTTCGCCATGAGATTATCATGGCGAACTTCAGGCTCTCCCTCAGCTCGCAAGCTGTTAATGTACTCAACAAGCTCAACACTGCTCATTGTGGCTGGTGAAGTCTTAGCGGTAATTAAATCTTTCATCATCTTCAAATCTCAGAAATGAAAAAGCCGTCGAGTTCAAAGTCAGGTGAAGGAGGGTGTAACAACAGCACCCAACTGACAGGAACAAAACGGCTTTTTCATGTTGTTAATATACTCAAAGTTTCCCCTTCACGGTACTCTCTAAGTGTTGAGAATTGTAAACTTACGTTTTAACTTCGTCAACGTAATTAGAAAACTCACCGTGTAGTTTTTTGTGGAGTTCGATGTAGTCTTGGTGGGCTTCTTCTGCGGTTAGTCGGGAGGGGCCATAATGTCTCACTCCTTTGCACTGACACTCAGCGTAAAAGTTACCAGTTTTTGCTCGCTCTTTTACTCCTCTAAAAGGTCGTTTTCCAGTTTTTCTATCAGTTAAGTTAGCACAATTCTGTTGATGCGTAGCGGCCCGAAGGTTATCCCACCGATTGTTTAAAGGGTTTCTATCTTTGTGGTCAACATAGACTCCCTTCTCAGGGTATCTTCCCGTCATGTAGCACCAAATGAGGTGGGTTAAAGGTTTTACCTTCCTATTTAGAGATATAGTTAAGACTCCTGTTCGTCGATCTAGGTTTCCCACCTTATCCCCTATCCTTACCCCTCCAACGTAGTAAGGTATTTTCTTCCGAGAGACAAGTCCACTGTTAGAGTCATAATGGTAGAACTCTTGCAACTCAACTTGCGTTGGCAAGTGTCGAGGGTTAGCACTTGTAGTAGCTAAGTTATCCCATCGGGTGTTGAGAAAATCTCTATCCTTAAACATTACTAGAGATGAAGGGTCTTCCCCAGTCATTAAGTACCATATTACTCTGGCGGCTTTATAGATATTGCCTCCGATACTAACATAGCTTCTACCTAATTTAGGAGGTTGAAAAATGGCTGATTCCCCTATCCTCCCCCTTGGTGGAAAGTTCTTTAGGTAGGTGAGAGAGCCTGTATCTGGGTTGTATTCAAATCTCTCTCTTAATTGCTGTAAAGGTATATCTGATAATTTAGGTTTCACAAGTATAAACTCTTTGATTGAACGGCTAAGATGTACTTTACATTCTAGCCGTTACTTTTACAAGGTGTTTTACTTAAATATATAGTCCAAAATCAGCCCTGTTTCTTCATCAGTAGCCTTTTTCTCCCAACGCTCTTTAGGGATACAAGGTAGACCTTTATCCATTTCCATTAACTCAACAAGCCCTGTAGGGTTCTTATCTAAGTTAAAAGCTAAGTAGTTGCGACCCATAGCTAGGCTGCTGTCGATTAGGACATTACTGAAGATACTTTCGCTATCAATCATCAGTTCATACATATAATCTCTAAACTTGAAGAAGTCATCTCGGTGGACAGAGCAAACGATTTCATCATGGCAAGGGAACATAACTCTCGCCCGTAAACCTAAGCGCGGTATATCTTTGAACATTGCTCTATACATCTTCCGCTTAATGTAAGTAGCACAAAGCCCTTGAATTAAAGCGTTCGTGGATTGGTTGCCAGCGCGGTTTTGAATGCGTCGGATGCACTGCTTACCAAATTCTGCAACACCCAGCTTCTCAAATTTGTTTTGCATCAAGGTAGCCCACATCGGTGTCGCCTCGAAGCGATAGCGTCGAAGATGGTCAGGAAGCTCGACGTAACCTTTCTGTTTAGCTCCTGCGATAACATCAAGCCGCCATTGTTCAGCTTCGGCGTAACCACTTTTGTAGATGTCGGTCATCTCCCATATTTTCTCCTTACTCCAACCTAAGGGTTTGCCTGCGGTACTAAGAGAACCTGAATACCAGTAACCAAAATTAAATTTTTTCATGTTCTTCCTAATCTCTTTCTTATCAGGAAGGGCATTAAACTCCTCAACAGATATGCCCATCATCATCGCCCCTGTTTGACTGTGAAGGTCACGGTGAGGTCTTTGGCTATAAGCTTCAACAAAGGAGCTATCATTACTATAGCCTGCCAAAATTACCAGTTCGATGGCACTAAAATCAGGTGCCAAAATCACTGAGTTATCATCATCAGGCAGAAAGAAAGAGCGAACAAACTTACTGGGTCCCATCTTACTTAACTGCATTGTGTTGGGGTTTGACATAGACAGTCTTCGGGTGTCTAAGATACTTCCCGTCGAAGGATATATTTTCCGAGTATCGGGGTCTAACATCTTGATGTAATTCCCGACAAAAAGCTTGAGGGCCTGATCTATGTCACCCAACACCTTATAGCAATCCATCAACTCAACAACAAGCCGATTACCGCTATCTTCAGCCTTCGCCCGTAACTTGTCACGCGCCTCCCCATCAGACTGAATCTTACGCGCCTCAACCATCGCCTTTAAGCCGAAGATTTCAAACAGGATGACACGCATGGGCATATAGTGTGACAAATTCACACTATTTACCTCTTCGCCACTCCACCCCTTACCGACAGGCGACCGAACGCCAAAGTTAACAAGGTCATAATCCGATAAGTTATCAGGTAACGCGACGAACTGTTTAATCAGACTCAGGTAGCGATCGCGGCCTTTCTCGTACCACTTCTCATATTTAAGGAGTTGTTGACTCGGCTCACCTGTCCAGACAGTGCTTAACGCTTCGGCAAGAACGGTCTTCATCTTACGTAAACCGACAGCGTACTCGATACGCTGAGAATCTTGAGCGCGATAGATTGCGTCAACGTCAACACGCATACCCGAAGCGTTCATCTGAGCATAGACCCAGCAGCAGGGATTCTCTTGGTTGAAGAAAGTCTTTATCGCATTAGGGTTTTCCTGCATCAGCCAAGCCATTACCTCATGGTAGATACCCACGCAGGTTATCGCATCGTCAGCCCCGTAGTTGACGACCTCAGCCCCTGTAATCTGACCCATGTGGCCTCGACCCTGCAAGACTTCCTCAAAGGTAGTCTGCGTGTAGTTAAGCCAGTGCTTACTGGCTTTCTTGAGGTTAAAACCCCACGCAAATTCTTTCACGAAACCATTGTAGGAGTGGACAGCATCACTTTCTTTGGCACAGAACTTGTTTACCAAGTCCTCTTGACGCTCAATGTCACCGCTACCGTAAGCGACCATGATGTCAGGTATCAGCTTATATAGGCCAGTCAGTTGACGTTTGGCGAACTCCGACTTCGTATAGGTGTCGGAGTTATACGCGGTGACGCATAAAATTAACGTGTCGATTACCTTACCATGAGGGAGCTTCCATTTTGTGTTTAAGCCTTTCTCCAGCATCACAATCTCGAACGGGGCATTGTGGATGATGTAATAACCAGTATAGCTGTCAAGCAGGGGGCGTACTTCGTCAAAGCTAATACAGTTCTCGGTATCAGCATGGGCAAGGTTAAAGTAGTAAGACTCGTCAGTGCCGTCAGGGTAGAGCGAGAAGCCTGTTACCGTTGTACGGTTTGTGTCGAAGATTAACTTTGAACCTGCTGACTTCTTACCATCATCGTCAATCTTCATCAGTTGATTCAAACCTTCATGGCGTAGCGCGTCATGGGTTTCGATGTCAAAGCCAAGTAGTTGGGTCTTGGCGAGCGTGGCGGCGAGTTTTGGCAGAACTTCGTTTAGGTTACGGCGATCGACTAAGGTCTTCGCTATTTTGTTCGGGTCTAACATGGTATGGACTCACTTGAGTAGTGGTTGGTGTTCTGTTTTTGGAAACAGTGTTTAGTGTTCGTTTTTAAGAAACACCTCTAAAAGTAAACTAAGAGGTGAAGTACCCACGGTGAAACAGACATCAGGAAACTCCGTGGGCTTCAGGTAAAGAATCTCCCACTTACCGTTGACGTAAACTTGTAATGCTTGGTAGCTACCTTTACCGTGGCGGTTTGGGCAACCTTTCTTCATTACAAAGTCAGCGAAGGCATCCAGCCTGCTGAGAGGACAGAAGGTTCGTAAGGCCATAACTACTCTCCAGCGTTAGGTCGGGCAACATTAGGAATATCAGCCATCAGTTGACCCACACTGCCATCAATGTTGTAACGAGGAGAAAACTGGCCAGCATTGTTGGGATATAACGATGAGGGCTTAAACTCAGCTTCGACCTCAAGCTCCTCAAGAGGTGTGGATTTAGCTTTCCACAAATGCTCAAGGCGATACACGGCATCTCTAAAGCTTACGTCAGCAGCCATAAGATCAAAACAGCGGGTTAGACGCTCTTGATGGGCAGCTAAGTTGTAGAAACCCACAGTCAAGACAAGATGCTTACCTAACCACTCTTTGAGAGGTTCCAGTGGTTCATGGAACTTGCAGGAGATAGTGCAGTGGTAAGAGGACACCTTCAACTTAATAAGCTGCCCTTTAAGCTCAAAGCGAGCAGAGTAACCACCGTTTAACACCGAAAAGAATACGCCTTCAGGTTGAGCTTCCTGACTTTGAATAAACTCAACTAAGGGTTGCAAAAGTTTCTTCGGAAACTTAGTTTTAAACTTGGCCATAACATTAACTCCACATAAATTTATCAAGCGTTTCTTGGAACTTGGCAGGGTTGTAAACCCCAACTGAGGTGTATTTGTCACTCAGTTCCTGCATATTAACAGGTAAGAACCCGACAATCTGCCAGTAAACTCGTAACAATTGTTGGTTCTCTGTAACTTTCATCCACTCTAAAGGCTTTTTAGTAAGGCCGTTAAGTGGGTAAAGGTTGTCACCCATCCACTCAGGTATCTCTTCTTTGAGGAAACATCTCCATGCTTCTTTATCGGTCTCAGTAAGTACCTGCCATTTACCGTCGCCAAAGCCTTCGATGCCGCCAATGTTATCGGAAGCGTCACCGACAAGCGTTTTGTAAAGCCGTATGTCGTGAGGTTCAACGTGAGCCAGTTTCTTGCTTCGATCAGAAACACTTACGTTCTCATCAACAAGAGCTTGGAAATCGGCGTCGTTTGAGTGGATTAGGATTTGCTGAGACGCTCTATACTGCTCAACAAGGGCTGCAATCACGTCATCGGCCTCCATACACGGCTGTTTCATCACAAACGTGTTCTTGCAGTGTTTTAAGAGGTCTGTTTCGATTGCCCGAAGGAAGTCAAAGAAACCACTGTCGATTGCGCCCTGAACATTTCTCTTAGCTTTGTACTCCGGGTAGAGAGCAAGTCTCGGTTTCTTTGCACCCACGCCATCAAAGACCCAAATAGAGACCTCGGTTGGCGCGATGTGGATAAGGTCGGTTACAGAGTCTCCACGCTCGAAGGCGCGGCGGATATGGTTATTGGCATCGTAAATGTGTAACGTGTGGGACATAAACACCTCAAAGGAAGGCTGGGTAAAAAAATACCCACCGAAGTGGGTATTGTAAAGCTTTGTTGTTTTAGCTGTTATGGGCACCAATCAGTTTGAAGGTGTAAACACCCCAAGGACGATAGTTGCCTTTTTTAACCATTTGATGTCCGATTTCGACTTCAACGATTTGACCTTTCAACTCGGCGGCAGCAACTTCTTTTAGGAAGTTGAACCAGTTAGTAGCTTGAGAGCTAGAGAAGCTGGTAGCTACCACTTTACCTGCGGTGAGGTCAGAGGTGTCAGCTAACAAGGTCATCGCAACTTCAGCAGTTTGGTAGTCGTAAGCTTTAGGGTCTTCAGCTTTGGCTTGAGCAACCACCTGAGTCCAAGGACGGCCTTCAGTATCGAAAGCAGCACCTTTTTTCGGGTTGTTATATGTTTTAGCATACTTCGTTGGGTTGCCCCAAGCGATTGAAAACATATTACGGTAGCCGACTTCACGCTGCGTGTTAATTGCCACACGGAAAGGTTTGTCAACGGCTTGTTTGGCAGTATGAGCCTTATCAAACAGAACACCGTCTGGGGAGACGCGAATCCAACGGTCAACAACTAAACCACTAGGGGTATCATCATCATCGTCGAACGAGCCGACAGACGTAGAAACGGCAGTTGACGTTTGGTTTGCTGGGATAACTTGTTGGGCTTGTGCTTCGAGGTTTTTGGCAGCTTCAGCAGCTTGGGCGATTGCAGCATTGATAGGATCGGTCATAATCGTAATCTCGTAAATGTGAAAGTGTTTGTGTTACCGATTCGCGTTTTGTGTTTGC